GCCTGCACACGCTGCCAAGGTGTGGCGGGGATTACCCGGGTTGACATGCTGATGGGAGCCTCAATTCCCGTGAAACTCTTTACAATCCATAGTCCATCGCGAGGATCTTGCGCGAGGCAGACGTCTGGATAGTGAGGGTCTGATTATCAACTGGATTGAGGTAGTCCAGCAGACCCATTAGTTCGGCTTGATCGATGCCATACCGAGAACACCACTCCTGGTCACTCACAGTGTAGTACTGACCCGCGTAGTCAGAGACGAAAACTGATTGTAGCGGTTTGAACGATTTCGGTCGTCCTCCTGCCATAATCAGTAGCTTATCAAGCAGCGAAAAGGAGGCGCGGGGGTAAATTCCATGGAGCAGCCGAGCTTGAAACTCAAGCGCTCTTCGATAGAAATTCCCACTCCCTTGCAGATCACCTTTGCAACATCCGCTCGCACGAAGCATTATACCAACGGCTGGAAAAGCACGAAGACACATTTCTGTATCGTATAACGGTATATGCTTGAGAAACATGATGTCGACATATCTGCTGGACTGCTCGAAAGTCACCATATAACCCGCTCGCTCGCTAGCGTTCCTGTCAAAATCTGAATCGACAAGACAAATAGCAATAGCAAGCGAAGCTATATTATTGATCATAGTGGTGAGTGTAGAACCGGAAGGTAGTATCGGGCGTCGAAGTTTGTAGACCACTTTATCTTTCGGGCGAAGAGGATTTTTGACTTGAACGTCAAAAGAACATTGATCTATAAGTGGTTTAATAAACCGCCGAATGTGAGCGGGAAAAATCTCATAAAGTTTAGTAAAAATGGCAGTTCCATGAGATTGATCACACTTACTTATATCTATATTGAGATAATTAGGAATTCCATCGCGATAGAAAGAAGCACATGCATCATCCGAATACAAACAGTAATAATACCGCCCCGGAGGATGTATAAGGTTAGTGAAGCAGTGCACCAACTCGGGATTGGTAACTTTCTTAACAACGCGAATATGGCCACCCCTGTATGGGTAATCTATACCACATATGGCATCCTTGGTCATCTCTAATATATAAGACCCCTGGAGTGACGCCTCCACTCCGAGATCAAACACTATTCTTCCACACTTTTTCGGCTTGGCCCACTCCTGGGGTTTCATAAAAGCTTTCATGATCTTGTGGCGCCTGGTGACCCAGTGCTCAAGACCATATCCGCCCGTGTCATCGAGAGCAGCATGTGCTGCTTGTCGCAAGACCCTTTTTGGATGAGGGTCATCGACATGAAGCAGCACTTGCTGATGCGCGCTCTCAAAGTCGAAAAAGGAAACAGCAAGTCTATCAGCCAACTGCTGGTAGACTGAATGATATTCAGAGAAAAACCGACTCTGATTGTCATACAACAGCTGATGTTTTCCGGCTTCTTCAGGAACGCGTATCGATGACACACGCTGAAAAGCAATATTCAAACACTCAGGACAGACACAATATATGACTCCGTTGTGTTGAAAAGCTGGGCCAAAAACCGTGCGGTACCTACCATCAAAGTGGAGTTTCCGAGCACTTCCGATGTAGTAGTTCTCGTGGAAAAACAGTGTGCCCGCACCAATACAATGCCGATGTCCGCTAACCAGCTCTAACTTCGTATGATCGAAGTGAGCAGGGTGAGGGAGCGGCATACGACAAGGTGTTGGTCTTATGCGATACGGGGCCGAAATGTGGACCGACCAACATCGCCCACTCGGCCTTTCCGAAAACACGCATCGCCGACTTGCCTGTTCAGGAAGCGGTAAGCCCCCGAGCAGTGGTGAAACACCGCCATGTTAAACAAAAACACACTGGTATTGTTCCGGATTGAGACGTGAACGTTTATATCTTCCACTGTGGAAACTGCATTCTGCAGCGTCGATATATACGCTCTACTGAACTTGCTATCATTACTCAATGGAGGAACAGAGAGGAAAAACGGGTGCCTAGATACCCGATGAACCAACTCACAGCTAATTTTCATAACTTGGCGGCGCGTGAAGCCGCAAGACTGAAACACATCAAAAATCGCCCTATCCCGCCCTGTGACAGACCAAGAAACCCCCAATGCTCGCCAGAAGCCATTAAAACTAGCGAGCCGAACAGCATCTTCGGTCTCATGCAAGTAAGTCTGGTCTGCAGTGTACATGGTCGCACCCATAAACGTGCGGTAAATCCAATGCCGGATTCTGTTCCCTAATCCTCTCGGAGGGGCAGGATCCGGAAAATACACAAATACGTCCATTTCTCCTGTCGCAGGAATGGACGCAAGCGGACCAGGTCGACTTGGTGGAAGATCGAAGGGCACAACAGATTTATCGTCTGCTATGTCGTCTGGAGGTGATGGTGGGGCGGGTGGGCTAGCCTCTTTCGTTTCTTTTTCCTTCTTATCAGAGACTGAAGGTAATGGGGATTTAACGTCAGAGGCAACGGGTGGTGAAGTGCTTCGCACTGGTGCAGGAACTGGCTTGTCAAGCGGGTACTTGCTCTCCGCTTGGCTACCAGTTAAGGCAGTCAACCCGTCGGAAACTCCAACGGAGGCCGATGCGGCAGGTTGACTAACAATTAACATAACTTTACTCTCATCTTTTCCTCCCCTACTTGGTACCTCAAGAACTTTCCGATCCTCACGAGACGATCTCGCGGTAAGTAATGCCGGTTCATTCTTGGGGTCCAAAGGCTGGACCTGTTCTAAGATTCGAGTGTGGTAGTGTTTCTTGTTACAGCCGTACTTTTCGCAATATATATACTCTGGCTGTTCTTCGGTTTTATCATCACTGGGAGTAGGACGCCTACCACCTTCGCCCTGATCCTTTGCAGCCACGCGACGCGCAGCGTTAGCGTGGTTGCTATTCCGATGATAGTGGTTGTCCTGACAAGCGTAGGTTTTGCATTCATAGAACGCAACCCCTGCATCGATTGTCGGTTTCGGTCCTTCACCGGGGTATCCCTTCGTACTGTCGAAAGTCTTTTTCTTCTTACGGTGCTGGTTGAGCTTGCTGTCTCGATTAGCATCAATTTTCGCTTTACGCTCCTTCTTCTCTGCGCGCTTGCGAAACTTATCCGTATGACGATCGACCGGTCCCTCGCCTGGGTACCCCAACGTACTATCAAAAAGAAGCCGTCTCTGCTCCCTAGCGTGCTTCTTCTTATCCTTACGAGACATTCGCTTAGACGGAACGAATGTCCGATTACTCAAATATATCCCGTACTTCTCACGGTGTATCACACTAACACCAGAAACATGGTCTGTTGTCATGAGCCACTCACTCCAAGTAGCAGACATAAACCAATAGGACATAATCAAGTCATCAATCACCTTTGGCATCTCTCCCATCACATAAGTGATGCCGCGGGGATTGGGACAAGCCTGTGACATGACATTTAATGGCGCTTCATGACTAGCCAAATTTCGGGAGCCGTCCATCCCGGGCAATAGCCCACTCAGTGTTTTTTCTCGAGCAGCGACCGATAAGGGTGGTCAACCCGAATTGAATGTTCTCTGAGTGGGCAATGATGCAGGTAAAACCTCTATTCGTCAAAATACTGAAATCCCGGGTAGAGAAGATTCATCAAACCCCGTTAAATTTCTAGTTTCAGGTCAGAAGATAGTAAAGGCATACATCTGGTTACTTCGTCGACACCGGTTTCGCGTTATTGAAAGCCTGGGCATCAAAACCCCGCTAAGAGCTCTTAACCCAGCCCATCCCACCACCAGTAGACTCATGATAAGTTTTAACGAAACACCCGAAGGGTTCAACTGTGATGTTTAATATGGGTATAAGCCAGAAGCACTCTTTCGCAGGACAATAGTGCGCTAGACCGGGGCAGTTGACTTGGCAACCACATTTGAAGAGTGACTACGGGTATTAACGTGAACCCACACGACTACACTAATGAACTAGGCTAATTTTTAATTTTACAATCTGTGCTTTAACGTCCGAAGGACGCAGCCTTTAGTTGAGTGGCTGAAGGAAGGCGTGTGATTTTGAGAGCAGAGTGAGAGAATTAGTATTGAGAGTAAGAGGATCGTCACACCAAACTCGGAATGAGAGTTCGGCCGGCTCATTAACAACAAAGTCGTTGAGGGCCAGAACGGTGCTCTTACTAAAATCGTTAGCTATAATGTAAAGGTACCCAGTGGCGACAACCGTATTATTGCGCAAGACATCAAAGACGAGAGTGTCACTATCTACACCAGCAGAATTGTCCCACTCGACATTAATGAAGAGTGTGACGCGGTAATAAGCCGGTTCAAGATAGTAAGTGCCCCCGTCCTCGGGTGCATAAATGGTGTTAAACTTAATTACACCAAACGGTATAACTGCCGCCTGACCTGTACCTACGCCTGTAGGAGTGATATCCTTTCCGTCGGTGAACTGGACGTGCAGAGCTGAGATAGGCTCTGGAACTTGGTCAATCGGAGTATTAGATACATAATCGATCTCGTACTCAACGAAAATGTCACCGATATGATATGGAGTCACTGACAGATCATAAGCAACCCACAAAAGGCCAGAATCGTGCGCAGCGAGGGAACCTGAAACAGGCCCCACGCGTGTACGACGCCATGTACCGCCAGAATTAAGCATTTTCGCGGGCACTGAGAAAACTAGCTTTTCCCGGACATTCCCGGTCTTCTGCAGGCTCATCTGAGCCATCTTAGCGGTGGTGGGTTGTGATTGATCTGATGGATCTTCGTCATAGGCAAATCGTATGGTACCAGATTGAGCAGTGCTAGTGGATGGAATGTACGTGAATACAAGTTTGGTAAACCTGTACCTATCGTACATTTTAGCCATATTAGCACCTTCAGGAAACGAACGAATGAGTCCTGGATTCAACTGGTAAATGTTGAACTGATCCACACCGACTGCGGCCTGATAGTCAATGGCCAACAGTTTCTCGGTACGGGCAACATGTCCCATTTTGCCATCAGTACGAATACGCGGGCGTGGTACTGAGACAGTATAGTTTTTGGCGATCGGAATACTTTTCTCTTCGACACGTAGTGTGACCGCCTTACGTGTCTTACTCTTTTTGGTTTTGTTATTTTTCATATTTCTAGGAAGCTACTGCTTAAGGGTCGGGTCGACTACACTGGAATCGGTGGCTAGATCCATACTCATTCCAAGGTTCACGCAGCTGACGACCAAAACTGCGATTAACAAGGGTTGCTATGGATACCGAAACTAATACACTGCTATACTAGTGATTCCAAACGGGTGCTGCTCCAGTGTGAACGCACCCGAATGGCCCTTCACTCGTGCTCTTGCTCATTGCCAGTACAAGAAACCCCGAGAAGGGAAGCCGAATTAAGGGACGGCCCTATTATGACGTTGAAACCTGCCAATTAAAAACTCCACCACAGCAAGATGGTGACGAAAAATACTTTGGAC